AAGAGCCGCAAAGAAAAGGACAAAAAATTCAGCCCGCCGCCCGGTGTTTTTGAACGTCTCGGCATCAAAATGACAAATGCCATTGTACGCAATGCCCGCGCAAAGCTGGTCGAGCGGCGATTTGAAGATTTTAAAAACTATATTTCTCGACTGTTTCCGACCTACTGCGGCGGCAATGTGACAGAAAAGCCCGAAAATCTTAAATTCGTTCTAAAAAAAGGTGAACATATTCCAACAGATGAAGAGGTCATTGATGCGGTAAATACGCTGCTCCCTGCTTACATGAATTGCCAGCCCTACGGTGGCAGCGTACTTGCTGATGCCAAAAAGACCCGTATTGAGGTCTGGCAGGATCATCTGCCTGATGGCAAAGTGGTTCGCGCTGCCAGTGAGGAAGATTTGCGGCTGATGATGTTGCGCACCAGCGACCCTGTGCGGGTAAGCCGTTCTGGCGTACCGTTGAAAATTCATGGGATGAAATTGTGGTATCACAGTGCAGAATTGTGTAACTTCTATTTTAACAAGTATGTGTACGTTCGCTATGACCCCGATGACCTTAGCTGCGTCCGCGTGTACGGTACGGGTGACAAATTTTTGATGGAAGTGCCGCAAAGCATTATGGAAGCCAACTACAATGACAATCAAGAAAAGATTGGCCGCATAATGGCGTACAAACGCCGCGCGGAACGCGATTTACAAAAATTTGCAGACGCACTTACGCTGGAAGACAAAGACCCAGAACGCGCGTTGAACCTTGTTCGGAACATTGCTTTCCGCAATGCATCGGAGTTGGAACTGTATCCGAACTCGAAACTTGTGGAACTTCGATATGCCCGCGAAGAACCTTTGCTTAAAGCTGTCGGTGACATTGACATCGGCAGGATGAACGAAAACATCATCAGACAACGAGGAGGAATTGAAGATGGAAAAGACCTATAACCCCGCGCTGATCCAGCGCACGCAGCGTTACATGGAGACACACAGCATCAGTCAAAATCAGTTTGCCGCTAAAGTGAATCTTTCCAGCGCGGCACTGAGCAGCTACCTCAATCAGAAGTATAAAGGCTCGGTGGAAGCCGTCGAGCGGCAACTGAGAGAGTTCTTCAAGCTGGATGAAGAGGCCGAGGCCGCCGCCGAAAAGACCGCCAGCCTGCTGCCCCGCGCAGCGTATGTGCCGACAAGCATCAGTGAGGACGTCTGCCAGAGTATCCGCTTTGCCCAGCTTGAACACTGCATGGTCGTTTTGCACGGTGATGCGGGCGTCGGCAAGAGCAAGGGCGCACAGAAGTTCCTGCGCGACCATCCCACGAACGCGGTGGGCATCAGCATCACGCCCAGCACGGGCACGCTGAACGGCTCCATCAAGCTGCTGGCCCGCGCCCTGCGCGTGCCGGAGTGCCGCAACAAGATGGATCAGATGATGGCGCTGCGCTCCCGCCTTGACGGTACGAACTGGGTCATCGTCATCGACGAAGCCCAGCATCTCAAATATGCGGCGCTGGAAGAAATCCGCTCCCTGACGGACGACAACCCCATGACCGGGGAGCACGGTGTCGGCGTGGTGCTCATCGGCAACAGCGAAGTGTACAGCCGCCTGCAGGGCCGCCAGCAAGCGCAGTTTGCGCAGCTGTTCAGCCGCATCCGTATGCAGCGCGAGTACACCACCCGCAAGGTCAAGGAAGATGACGTGCGGAAGCTGTTCCCGGTGCTGGCCGAGCAGGACGCCCGCAAGGAAATGGACTTCCTGCTGAGCGTCTGCCGCAGTCCGTGGGGCATTCGCGGCGCAATGAACCTGTACACCAACGCGGCCAGCGCCAACGATGTCGGCTATGAAAATCTGTACCGCATGGCCGCCCACATGGGCATTGGTATGCTGGGGGCAGTTTGAGGAAAGGAGTTTTTTAGATGAATTTGAAGTGCGGATATTTTACCGTGGGCGGCATCATGTGCGGCTCTCTGGTGGGCATCTTCGTCGGAGCGTTGGCCGTGAACGCCAGCCTCGGCTACATGATCCTGCTGCTGGGCGCGTGGGGGCTGTGCCTTTACATCACATCGCGCAGCCTTATGGACGATGCCCGCCGCGAGGAAGCGGTGCTGAACCAGCCCGCCGAGGAATTTGACGACCCCGACGAACTGCCGCCCCTTTACTGGGAGGGCTATGACCGAGGCTATGAAGACGCCCTTGAAAGCATGGCCTACACCCGCCCGCCGCGTGTGCGGCCACCCAAGAGCAAGAAAAAAGGTGCTTAGTTTAACAACACCCCCTGCGGGCAGACGCCCGCGCCTTAATGCAGCCGCCCGGATGGGCGCGGGTCTCAAGCCCCGGCAAATGCAGAGAGAGGAAGGAGCGTTTTTGTGAAAAAAGAAGATTGGGAAAAGGCAAAGAGTAGACTGCGTGCTCCACTCGGACGAGTCGATTTACTGTGCGATGGGTACAGCGTCACCCTTGTCAATGAGTGCATCAGCATGTTCCGCAATGGAATAGCGGTGTATGTCAATGGCGAAATACGCGGCTCATGGTTTGTGCAAGATTGCGAGGAGCGTCGGAGGTTTATCCCTCAAAAGGAAACTTCCTTGATGTCCCGCAAGCAGATTGCCGCCTATAACAAGATGCCGAAGAAAGACCGGGGACTGCTTAAAAAGTTCCGCGAGAAAACCTTCACGGCCTATCAGACACACTGGACGAACTGGCAGGCGCTTGTCAAGCATTTTGAAGCCAATAATGCCGACATCCGCCTTGTCACGCCGCAATAAAGCAAAGGAGTACATATCTATGGCAAGAAAGAAAGTAACCAGCGCCCCGGCGCTGGCCGACTGGGGCGCAGTGGACAACGCCCTGCGGGACATCCGGGAGTGCCAGCACACGCTGGCGGAAATGGCTGTCCAGCGTGACCGCCAGATCGACAGCATCAAGGCCGACTACGCACAGGGGGCTTTGCCGCTGCAGAACCGGGTCAAGGCGCTGGAAAGCGATGTCAAGGCATACGTTGATCTGCACCGGGCAGAATTGGACGGCAAGAGCCGCGCTCTGAACTTCGGCACTGTCGGCTACCGTGTCAGCAGCAAGCTGATGCTTGCCAGCAGCCGCGTGGCCGAGGCCATCGCCACGCTGAAGGTGCTGGGGCACACCGAGCTCATCAAGACTACCGAAACCCTTGACCGCGAGGCGCTGAAACGCCAGCCCGGTGATATTTTGCAGCAGGTGGGCGCTTACATCCGCACGGTGGATGAGTTTTACTATGATGTGAGCAGCAAGGAGGCCGACGCATGATGACTTCTATCGCAGGCGGACTGAACACGGGCATCTGGCTCTGTGCTGTGGTTCTGGGTGCTACCGGGAGCGCCATCATCGTAACGGTGGCGGCATCGCTGCTGTGTGCAGGCGTGAAGTGCATCGTTAAACATTTCAAGAACGGCGGCTGACGCCGGGAAGGGAGGCTACTTATGGCCGGGAGCGGATGCAACGCTTATCAAATCCGAAAAATTTACGCTATCGGCGGCGCTCTGGGCATGGTGAAGCGGAACGAGGAAGACGACTTGCTGCATGAGTTGGTCGAGGGCATGACCGGGAAAAAGAGCATTAAAGCCTTGACCTATGGCGAAGCCTGCAAGGTCATTGGCGAGTTGGAGGGGCGGCAAGGAACGCCCCCGCCCCGCAAAAGCGGAAAGCCGCTCCGCAAGACCGCACCGGGCCACACCAGCGAGGGGCAGCGGCGCAAGGTCTGGGCGCTCATGTATCAGCTGCAGGATGCCAGCCCCAGCAAGGCCCCGCTCGGTGACAGGCTGTGCGCCATCATCAAGAAGGAACTGGGCATGGATGCCTTCCCGAAAGACCCCTTCGCGTGGATCAGCTACAAGGACGGCAACAAGCTGGTCGAGGTTTTGAAGGGCTACGTCAAGACCGCGCAGAAGAGCCGGGGTGATGCCGATGGATGAGCGGGAAATCCACCCTGACGATCTTTCCCCCGCCCAGCGGGAGGTGGCCGACCTCATCGGCTTTGAGAACTATTTGAAGCTAATCGACGTGTACGCTGCCGAGACGATCTACATACCGAAGCGCGACAGCTTTGAACGGATCGCCCGCAACCAGCGCATCGTGGAGGAATACGACGGCGACAATCTGAAAGCCCTTGCCAAAAAGTACAATCTTACAACGGTGACGGTGCGGGCTATCGTGGACGAAAAGCACCGGGAAATCCGGGCAAGGCCCCTTGATGGGCAAATGAGTTTTTTTCCGCCAGAACGTAAAGTAAAATATTAAAATGCTTAATCTGGCCCATTTTGCGAATCGTGAGTATCATTGGTTATAGAAACCAGTGACACTCACGATTTTTTAGTTTAGGGGTACGGATTATGGAGTTTGATGCGGGGACGTGGTGGCTGATCGGAATCCTGCTGACGTTCTTGATTGGGGCGTTGGGCTGGATGGTAAAACGCAGCCTTGACAAAATCGAGCGGAAACTTGACAGTGCGGCAACTAAGACCGAACTTGAAAAAGAGGTCGGCGAGTGCAAACAGCAAATTGCGGAAATTCAGCACACCTACACGACCAGAAGCCAGCACCAGCAAGACTGGACTGAATGTCACAATGACATCAAGGCCATCCAGCGAAACTTTCTGACGAAGGAAGACTACTTCCGGGAGCAGGCAAAAACCGAAAAGAAACTCGACCAGATATTGAACCTCTTGATGAAAGGACGGCTCTCCGATGAATGAAAAAGAAATGCTGATGAAGCAGCTGCGTGCCAACGCCTTTCCGCACAATAACGGCAAGGTCATGCAGGCCATCAACATCATCCGGCATAGCTACAACCGCTTGACCGATGTGCAGCAGGCGGCGCAGATTTGGGGCGTCAGCCAAGACGACTTCCTCGACTGCATCAATTATCTGGCTATGGCAAAGTACATCCAGCTGCGCACGATTGCGGACAAAATCCTTGTTCCCGACTTTGCAGACATCGGCTGGGATTTGCTGGAAGCCAAACTTACCGCCGAGGGAATCAGCGTTCTGTGTCACAAAACCAAGGACGAAATGATCGAGGTGTGATATGAGCAGTTGGCCGTTGAATGGCAAAAAGGGCGGCAACCGCAAGCACAGCAAGATCGACACCCTGCCCCCGGAGATGAAAGCCACAGTGGAAGAGATGATAATGGATGGCAGTGCCACCTACTCTGACATCGTGGCTTATCTGGAACAGCAGGGGTACAGTCTTTCCGTTTCCAGCGTCTGCCGCTATGCGCAGGGGTATGTGGAGAATCTGCAAACCTTGCAGATCGCGCAGGCCAACTTTCGCAATATGCTGGACGAGTTGGAACGCTACCCCGATCTGGACACCACCGAGGCGCTTGTGCGTGTTGCCAGCCAAAACCTTATGACCGCGCTGACCTCTAAAAAGGATGAGGATTGGAGCGCGGTCAGCGTCGATAAACTTATGAATCAGATCAGCGGTCTGACCCGCGCCGTCGCCTACAAGAAGCGCGTGGAACTGCAAAACAAGTCTGACATCGAGGCAGGCACGGGCGATCTGAAAAGCGCCCTGTGGAGCGCTATGGCGAAGGAACGGCCCGATCTGTACAAACAGGTGTCGGCCTATCTGGATCGCAAGGCGCAGGAGGGCGGCACATGAGTATGTACGCCCTGCAGGTTATG